GTCGTGATGTTGCCGTTCGTCGCGTCCCAATAGACGATTGCGCCCTGGCCGATGGCACCGCTGGCCTTCGGAAGAATGTAGCCGCCCTCGGTCGAGAGCGCACCCTTGACGTTGGCCGCAATCGGCCGCTCCGCCACGCAGAACATATCGTTGAGGACGACCACGTCCCCGACGGCCACGGCCGAGCTGGGCGTGTAATCGACTTTGCAGTCGCCTTGATAGGCAGCAGCAGTACCCACTAGATCACCTCGTTTCTTGGTTTCTGGAAAAAGAAAAATCGTTGTTTGTCATGCCGGCGGGCGGTTGTTACGCCGCCCGCCGGCTACGGTTTGCACTTGTCAGGCCGCTAGGCTCAAGCGGTTGCCATCCGGTAGGCGGCAAGGCTCTCGGCCTTCGCCACGCCGAAGTCCATGTAACCCCTCATCGCGACACCCAGCAGGCTGTAGTCCGCCTGCACCTGCTCGATGGTGGGAACCTGCTGGCCGTTGAGGAAAACAACGTCCAAGCTGGGCAGGTCCATCGAGTCCGCCATCAGCCACCACGTCGAGGACGACGTGAGATAGGCCGACGTGACCACCTTGTAGCGGCCCTGCAGCACGTTGGCGTTGGGGGCCGCCGTCGTGTTGCCGGAGATGAGCAGGGCGCTCGTCATCAGCTCCGCGGCGGTCAACTCCAGTTCCGGCGGAACGAGCAGCACGCGCGGCACGATGCCGAGCGGGTTGCCGTCCGGGTCCTTCAGCCGCCTCCAAGCGGTCGCGGCCACCTTGAGGCTGGACAGCGAGAGGGCATTGCCCGACGCGGCCGTTGCCTTCTGGAAGTAGGTCGCATTGTCCGCTTCGAACTCGGCCCAGATGGCTTCGTTGAGCGACAGCGCCGCACCACGGCCGATTCGCTGCGGAATCTGGCTAAGAGCGTTGGCGTCGTCGTTCACGATGTCCTGCCGGGTCAGGGACGTTTGGATGCCCCACGTGTCGGCAGCGATGGACCGCTTCGAATCGGATCCCTGGGCGACCTTCAACTCGCCCGCGTTGCCAACCTTCTGGAATTTGAACGAGCCGTTCAAACGCAGCAGGTTGATGTTCTTGAAATCGCTGACGCTTCGGACGTTGGCGACCTGCTTCCACGAATCTTCGACGGACATGAACCCGGCGAGCAGGAACTTGTTGACGAGGGCCGCCAACAGGTTGCTGATGTCATGGGTCGCGAAAGCCGCCTGCAGCACCGGGCCAAGGTTGCCGCTGGAGAGCCGGTCGCTGCCGGTGTAGCTGTTGGCCTTCGCGGCCTTGAGGAGCACCTGGCCGATGGACACGTCCCGCTTGACCTTGTCCGCCGCTTCGAGCACGCGGGCGTCGTAGGCCTTCTCCACGTTCGGGAGCCCGCTCTGGAGAGCAAGGGCGGCCTCCACCACCTTGCCGGAATCAACTTCCGGCTGCGAAACGTGGATGCCGACCCCGCCGCGGCTCATCCGCAGCTCGGCCAGCTCCATACGCTTCGCGAGGGCCTCGCGGGCCTCCCGTTCGGCCTTCAGCTCGGCCTTGAGCACTTCGGTCGCGCCGGGCGAATGATCGTCCGCCGCGGCACCGTCGCCGCCCTTGGCCTGCACGATGTTGGTGTTGATGGGCTTTTCCACGGCGCCGGTCGCCGCGGCTTCCACCTTTTCGGTGGGCGAGAGATTGGCGTCGTGCGCCATATCGAAATCCTCGGTCGCCTCGGCGGCGATTGCCGCGGACGTTTGGGCGTCCGCTCCCATCAACACAATCGAGGTTTCGCGGAGTGCGGAACCACGAACAACGGAAATAGGGCCGGAAAACTCACGGCCGTTTACTGTCACGCTCTGGCCCGGCGCCACGTTCTCGATGCGGCTGGTGTCCGCACCGATGGACGCCTGGAATCGCATGCCGCGCTTGGCAAGGGCGATTACCTTCTGAGCCGTCTCGCCTTCGCCAATCAGCTCGCCGGCCAAAATCAACTGCTGACCGTCGTTGGTGATGCTCGTGGACTGACCGAGAACCGAGTCGATGCTGGCGTCGTGCCCCCACAGAATCGGGATCGACTGCCGGCTGTTGTCCATGCCAGACAAATCAACCACGAGCGGGTTGCGGCTCCACGCCTGGCGGATCGCCCGGCCGGTGTAGGCCACCAGCTCGAAGGACGGCGTAGCGCCGGCCGCGTCCGCGGCCTTCAGCGCGAACTCTGCGTCGATCGCGCAGATGCGGCCCGGCACCTGGGCTGTATCCACGCGGCTGGCCTTGACGACTGCCGCGGTTGACGGGCGGTTCTTCTGTTTCACTTTGCACTCTCCTGTGGTTGCGGGGCAGGGGCCGCGGGGGCCGGCGGTTCCTCAAGGCCCAGCTCGCGCATGAGCGTTTTTTCCGCGGCTCGTTGCCGGAGAATCTCGCGCCAATCGGCCCCAACTTTGCTGCACTCGTCGGCCAGCGTTGTCGTGTTGTTGGAGAGGCGGATTGTTTGGGCGTCGGCTTCCTTGGTGGGGTCAACGTGCTCCCACCCCTGCCAGATCCACCGCCAATTCCAATCGACGACCGGCGGGAGGCCGTCCGGTATCAGCCCCTTGATAAGAGCTGCCTCGTCCAGCCAATCGACGAGCAGCGGATCGAGCACGTTGCGCTCCAGATCCTCGCGGAGACAATTCACGTTCTTGCGATAGACGAGGTAATCGCCACGCATCGACGAGTACGATGCCTGCGACGAATCGAGGGCGGCCACGATATAGGGCAAATTCAAGCAGCGGGCGATTTGGTTCAGCAGCCGCTTTTCGAAGTCGCTGTACGTCGAAGTCGGATGCTCCGGCTTCATCTGCGTTGCGTCCCAGCCGTCCGGCAGGGACATAGCCATGCCGCGAACAATCGGCATCGTGTCCCACGCCGGCATCGCGGCCGTGCCGGAGTCGCCGGCCGGGGCGTTGGTATGAATCAACGCGGCGAAGTCGGCGGCCGTCTCGGCGGCCTGGACGGTCGCGAGCGTGAACCGCCGGAGCATGGCGAACAGCTCAAGCGCCGGGACGATTTCGCCAACGCCACGATGCTGGCCCGGCCGGACCTTGTTCGCCCAGTGCAAAATCCGATCAGCCGCGACCCATTCCCCGATGTTGCTCGTCCACGTGAGAGAGCCGGGATGATTCTTGAGGACGTGCCATTCGACGATGTTGCCGGAATCGTCCAGTTTGATGCCGTCGATTTGCCCGAGCTGCAGAATCCATTGCGGGTTCGCAACTTGGTCCGCTTCGAGCAGCTCGATGTCGAGCTGAACGCCTTCGAGAAGGCGGTTGGTTTTCTTGCGGGCGAACACTTCGCCGTCGAGGGCACGGGCTCGCCGCATGATCCTTAGCTTCGAGGCAAGGTCGATGCTTCTTGCCCACTCGTGAACGGCGTGCTCCACGCCGCGGACGTTGGTGTCCTCCGGCTGGACGCCCGGGATGATGAGCTGCAGCCGCGGCCCGGTGCCAACCAAATCCGTTGAGAGCGTTGACAGCATCCCCGACAAATAGGAGTTGTTGTCGGCCTCGTAGCGGGCGCGGGCTCGTAGGGTGCGGCGGACGCCGGGATGCAGGGCCGCGTCCGCGCTCCACCAATCGCTCTGAGCCCAATGCCGTTGGTTGTTCGGCGTTGTCTGCGCGGCGTCATACCGGGCCTCCACCGCTGGCGGCCCGGCTTTTGGACGCGAAAAGAACGATAGGAGTTTCAAGTTAGCCGCACCCGTAGGGCGAATACCCCGGCAGGCCACTGACGCCGGGGGGCGGATAGACCCCGGTCGTCGCCGGGTCCGGGGCACCCGATGCGTTCGGGGAAATGGTTTGCGCGAACCGCAGGGCCGCAAACGGCGACCGGCTCACGGCCGCCATCTGGATCGCGAATTTGGCCGCGGCGACCTGTTGACTTAGGTCGTGCTGTTCGACTTCGCCCGCGTCGGTGCGAGCCCGTTTAGGCTGCGCCAGATTTGCGGCGATTGCGGCCAGAATGTCGTCGGTCGCGGACATAGGTACTCCGTGCAGGGGCGTTGCCCTAGCATTAGTGTACCAATGTTCATTACGCCAAACGGCTTAAAGAAACTCTATCAACAGCATTTCCTCAACTTCGGCATCCAGGTCATCGAAGAAATCGCCTTCCTCCGCGCTCCACATGATGCACCTCGCAGCCGGTTGTATGCCGCCATTTTATTTGGCGGCGTCCGGCGCCCCGGATGTCAACCGGGCGGCGTCACGGCGGTCTGCTATGGAGATCCCGGGCGAGTGTCGAGCACTTCGAAGTGACGCATGACCTTACGAGCGCGAGGCCCATCGTAGATCACGTCGAGGGCGTAGACGTGGATGACGAGGCCGGCGGCCAACGGGATCGTCTCGCAGCCGTCGATGACCGGCCGAACGGCACCGTCGAGAGGCCCGCCGATGAACTCTAGGCGTCGAACTTCGGCGGTCATGCGCCGCGGCTCCACAGGACGTAGGCAAGCATGGCGGCGCAGCCGATGAAAAACGCCACGTGCATTTGTCGCTCGGTCATTTCAGCCGCTCCAGCAAGCCGCGGAGCGTTTCGGCAAAGGGCGTATAGGCGTGTGCCCACACGTCTTGGCTGGCGATAATCGCCGTCCGCTCGTCGGCGGTCAGAGAAACCTCTGCCCGTTTTTCTTTCGGCATCGGTTCAGTAACACGCTCGCGCTCGCGGAGCATGGCATCCGCCGCGTTGTAGGCGTGCTTGGCCCAATAGTCCGCGCTGAAATCTTTGTCGCCGGGGCCAGCCAGCAAGCCCGTCAACGCCGCCGCGGCAAAGGTGTCGCGGAGAGTGGCACAAGGCGGAAACGTGTCGCTCACGGCTCCCTCGCAGATAGATACAGTCCGATGTTGGCAAACGCATACCCGAGATACGCCACTGCAAGGCCGTGCTTGCCCACCCGTGCTAAGTCGAGGGCAACGACCAAATACACCACGCCGGTAAAAGCAATCAGCCACGGGCTCATCTGGCCTCCATCAATTTGCCGGCTTCGTCGTGATGCTCCGGCAGGACTCGCCTGCGCTTGGTGCACGGACAATCGGGATGGTGTTCGAGAGCGGTTATCTGGATGCCGCAGTAGACCGCGGCGACCCAACTGTGGCCGTCGTGCTCGATGTTCTCTAGGAGCATCGTGCGGGGCGGGCCAGCGTCCGGCTGAACGTAGGAGGAACAGCCGGACGCCAGCGCCACCACCACCACCAGTAGTGCGGTGAAATTACGCATTAGCGATAGCGCACCACGGCGAACCAGCCGCGGGGTCCGCGGGCCACGCCGATGTCGGTTGGCGTCCGCCGGCCCCAGTAGCAGCAGTTAGAAATCGCCTTGTCGGCCGACACGGTCGAGAAACCGATGCCTTCCGTCTGGCCGCACCCCGTATGCACGAGAGTGCCGCGGCGGGCGAGAACGATCGCAGCGTCCTGGGCGGACTGCACGACGACAGCGCCGCGGCGGGCAACGATCACGTCGTCAGCCGATGCGGCGGCCGCGGACACAGCGAACGCGAGGACAAAGAGCAAGGTACGCATAGAGCAACCTTTCGTTGGAGGAATCGGACCGCCCGCGAATGTCCACGGTTCCGAAAAGCCGTCCAGCCGATTCGGCCTGCCCACCATCTGCCCACTACCGGCCCATTTTCGCGAGCAGCTCGGCCCGCTTGGCGGCCATCTCCTCGCGGCTGATCGACTTCCGTTCGACGGTTTGCCGGGCGGCCGCCCCGACGGCGGAAATGCCGACGTAGGATGCCGCCACCGCCGCGCCGATGACGCAGTCCCACAAATGATTGTCGCGGCCCGGTATCAGCTTCCACTCGTCAACGACACGCATCTTGGATTCGACACGTACCGGAACTTCAGACGCCATTTGCTCCGCCAGCATCTCGTGCGATTGGCCGCCGTGGACGGTGAACGTCTGCACGTCACCTACGGGCAGCTTGCACCGAGAGGCAATTAGTGTTTTCCATGCGTTCGTGTCGTATAGGACGTGCCGCTGGCGTTGAATGGTGCTCGTCCGCCAGTTGGCCCCGACCCGCTCGCCGCGGTCAGGGGCCTTGTCGGAAATTGTCTGGCCGCTGGCCCCGACGAATCGCCCGTGCGTCGGCAAGATCCTCGGCCCCCACTGCGACCGGCGGGCGAAGTCTCGAACGACTCCTTGCGTCTGTGCCCAATTGGCATCGACGAAAAGCTGGCCTACCCGGAGCACCGCGTCGTCGCTCTCGCGGGCAAACTCCCGATCCAAAAGCATCGCGGCGACCGCTTCGAGGCCGGCGTGAATCCCGGCCTCCACGCCTTCGACGCCGGCCGCCTTCGCCAGCGTTTTCTTGGCGTCCCGCAGCGAGAAGTAGGCCCGCCCTTGGTCCGGGTAGGCCCCGTAGGCGACGAGATGGCCGCGGAGCTGGTTGCCCCACGCCACCACCGCCCAGTAGAGCAACGTCTGCTGCACGTCCACGAAAGCCGTGAGCGTGTCGAGGCCCCGGGGCACGATCCACCGCGGCACCTGGATGACGCGGCCGCGGATGTCGTCCGGCACAAGCCCCTGGCTGTTGGCCTCGTTCTTGAGCGGCGACTGCTGAAACTCGCTCGCGAACACGTCCGGCCCGTCGTCTATGAGGGCGTTGTAGGCGTGTTGGATCGCGGAGATTTCTGTATCGGGGTCAAAGCAGCTCGCCCACGAAACTTGGCACCCCTCGTCCATCGCGGCCCGGTTTGCCGCGTAGTAGGCGTTGGCTTCCTTGTGGGCTCGGGCCTGGTCGCCCACCACGTCCTTCGCGAACGTGCAACGCAGCTCACGGTATGTGCCCATCCAAAGTTCTTCATGGGCCTTGGAGAACTGCCGCACCATCGGAATCCGTTCGCCCTGCCACGCCGGGTATTTACCCTGGTCGAGCAGTTGATCGACCATATCGTCGGTCTGGATCACGGTCGCGTTGACCACGCAAGCCATTTGCTTGGTATGCCCGGCCAGCTTGATGACACTCTTTAAGAGTATTTCGAGCCGCGCCTGGCACTGCACCGGGGATCGGGCGGACTCCCGCGTCTGCGGATCGTCAACGATGGTGAAGTCTGGCCGGAGCTGTTTGCCGTCCGGCGTTTTCCACCGGAGGCCAAGGATCGAGCCGGTGAGGCCGCGGCTGGTGAGAATCGACCCGGCCGACACGCTACCGTCGATGGCCGGCAACACGAGCGTGTCTTTCTTCCACCCGATATGAGTGCGTTTGCCGTTGTGCGTCTGGCTGTTGCACCGCTGGGGTTTTCCCTCGAGCGCCCGTATCGCATGGCAGACCTCGGGAAAATCCTCGTACAGCAAATCGTTGTCGCTCAACTCCGTGCGGATCGAGTTGATGGCCTTCGCCGCTAGGTCCGCCTCGGCCGCGAAGATCGCGCCGAATTTGCGATGCCCGTACAGCATCGCCCACAGCAGGGCGTTCTCCGAGATGGTGGATTTGGCGAATCCTCGGTAGACCGCGTTCGTGAACCGGCCGCCCCGGAGGATGCAGTCTTGAATCCGGCCGATCACCCGCTTGTGGTCGTCCGAAAACGGCGACAGGCCGGTAGAGAAGGGGAAGTACGTTGTCAGGAATCGCTCTAGGTCGCCCTTGCAGCTCGCTCGCCGCTTGGGTTTAAGGACCTTGGGGATTTCGCCAATATCCGAGCCCTTGCGGGTGCGCTCGCGCGACCGCTCGATGTCGGCTATGCGTTTCGATTCTGAGGCCCCTAGCGGGTCCGTAGAGGGCTTACGGGGCATTAGGGGCCTCCACACCCGTACAGTAGTCGGCAACGGCTAGGGCGGCCCATACGTGCGACCGGACGCCGTACAGAGGGCCGGGCTTGCCCTTGGTGCCGACCGGGCCGTACTTGTCGAGCAACGCCTGGCGGATGTTGGCGTCCTTGGCGCGCGGGCTCCCGCACAGGTGGAGCTTCACGTCCTTGCGATACACGAGGCGGTGCGGGCCGCGGTGCGCCTGCAGAAACCTCCCGATCCACACGCACGTCTCAAATACTTCCCGGCCGACCGCCATGCCGTAGCTGGCGATCATCTCGCAAGCGAGCACGTCGCAGTTGATTTGGCCGGACGGAAGCTGGCCGCAGGCGAGTATTTCGATAAGGGTCGTGTTGGGCAGGATGGCGGCGTCGAGCACCCGCCGGCCGTCCCATAGGACGTAGGCGGATTGGGTCGTGCCGGGGTCAAGGGCGAAGATTCTCATGGGCGCAGCCCTTCTAGCCATGGCGTTCTGTTTCGCTCTTCGCGGATTCTCTGCTCGGCAATGGCAATGTAGTCGGGGTTCAACTCGCACCCGATTCCGTCTCTCCCCAGCTTTGCCGCAACGACGAGGGTTGTGCCGCTACCAGCGAACGGATCGAGCACTGTGCCGCCAGCCGGGCATCCGGCCGCGATGCACAACTCAGCCAATCCCTGCGGCATAGTTGCGAAATGCGCACCGCGAAAAGGCTTGGTTGCCACAGTCCACACTGATCGCCTGTTTCGCCTTTGCGGCAGTTCGCCGTCGCCTACCTTTTTCGCATAAGCCAGCAATCCGGCTCGTGTTTGATGCTTGCTCGACTCAGCCACGCCCTTGTGGGTTTGCTTGTTTCCCGGCGATTTGCAAGAAACAGCCGGCTCGCTCGCCGCATCTGAGTCGTAGAAGTACCGTTCGCTCTTGGTCAGCAGAAAAACGTATTCATGCGCTTTTGTGCAACGGTCGCGAACACTCTCGGGCATCGGGTTTGGTTTGTGCCAAATAATGTCTTGACGCAACCACCAGCCATCGGACTGCAGGGCAATGGCTACGCGCCAAGGTATGCCGATCAAATCCTTGTGTTTCAGACCGTGCGCAGCCGGGTCACGGTGCGGCGTATACCCGGATTCACGCCCACGTTTGGCGACTATATCGCCACGGCCTGAAACACCGCCCGCAAGCGTTTCCGCTGGCATAGACGTACCGCCCCGCGCGGCGGCATAGGAATCCCCAAGATTCAACCACAGCGTCCCGTCATCACGCAGCACTCGCCTCACCTCACGAAACACTTCCACCATACGGGAGACGTAGGCGTCGGGAGTTGATTCCAGCCCGATCTGCCCGTCGTGCCCGTAGTCACGCAATCCCCAGTAGGGCGGCGACGTGACACAGCAATGCACAATGGCGTCAGGAAGCGTTCGCATGGATTCGATGCAGTCGCCACAGATAACTTTTTGCATTGTCATGCCACCGCCTCCCGCTGCTTGGCCTTCAGCTCCGCGAGCATCCGCTTGCGGGCTTCCTCGTCGGCCCCCGTCCACGCCTTCGGGGGCGGCTTGTCGTCGGTCCGGGGAGGGCCGGCGGCACGTTTGGCGGGCTTTGGCTCGTCGTACTGGCCGCCAAGCAGCCGCTCGACGAAACCCGGTTTCACAAACTGGATGAGCGTCACGGGGCTATCGAAATACTTCGCCGCCCGTAATCGCTCGATTGCCTGGGGCACTTGCTCCAGCCACCCGGGATCGGCCAGACGGTCCTCGGAGCCGTCCGGCAGCTTGTGGGGGGTCCACTTTGCCCCCGGCCCTGCGTTCCAGAGTTTTCTGAGTTGTGCGCAGCTCTCGCGCGGAGGAGGAGGAGGAACTTCTTCTCTCCTAGTTCTTATCTCCTCTAGTGCGCTTTCGCGCACGGGTGCGTGCGCTTCCGCGCACGGGTCCGTGCGCTCCTGCGCAGCAGACCGTGCCGCGGAGGCCCTATCTGCATGATTTGCCCGCGTTTTGGCACTTTTTGAGAATCTGCGCTCCCAGCCTGGGATTTCCACGGTTTGCCCATCTTGCCCAAACGAAATCCAGCCTACGGACTCGACGGCCTGCCAAAACTCCGGGGTGCCGCCGAACATCCGACACAGTCGCGGCATCGTCATGCGGGCGGTGCCACCGTCCGCGTTAAGACCGGCCCACGTCCAGAATCCGACCATCCGGCCGACGATCAGCCAGCGGTCGTCTCCGGTCAGGTCGATCAGTTCCTCGACCTCCGGCTTGCTGCCGATGCTGCAATCAATTTGGATCCACTCGCCGGCCATTCCTTGGCCCTCCCTTCTGGTAATCCGCCCCGCCGCGTCGAAGCGGCACCGTGCCTATCACGGGGGCGGCTGCGGTCACTCGTAGGACGCCGCGGCGTCCTTGGCCTCGTAGGTCGTCGCCCCGCGGGTCGCCGCGTCAGCGATCAAGTCGAGCGAGTTGGCGATGCGCTCCAGCTTTTCGTCAAACAAAGCCAAGCAAGTCGCCAGGGCATCGACTCGATTGTCAATGTCGTCGGACCCAAATGGCAAAGTTTGAGTCACGCAAGATTCCAAGCCCGCGACTTCGAGGGCGGCCTTGGCGTCGTCTGCATGAACCCATACGCGACCGTGCTTATCCTCAGAATGACGCATCAGTTTGCACGCGCGGATTTTGCCCGCTGCTTTAGCTGCACACAGGTGGTTGTGAAGTTTTTTGCGAGAGTGCCAATCCCCAAGAGGCACATACCCTACGGGCACCTGAGAAGTGTCCGTAATCACAAACTCTCTGTATTTTCCCATGCTTAGATTCCTTTCAAAAAACTCGTCCATCCATGGCCGCCGTCCCGCACGGGACTGTCACGGCTCTCCTCCGTACTTGGCCTTCATGCGATCGATCCAAAGTTCCTCGGCGGCCTGGCCGTACCTGCCGGCGATGCGACCGAAATTCGGGTGCGCCGGGATCTGAACAACTCGCCTCGGCGGCACGGGCGTTTCCTCTGGCAGTTGCTTCGATTCGGCAATCTCGCGGTCCAGCTCGGCAATCAACCGATTGTGCCGACGCCGGGCCTCTAAGCGGTCCTCATCCGGTTCGTGTTCGTGCTCGTCCATGAGAAACTCCGTTCAAAAGGGGATGTCGTCTCCGCCGCCGTTCGATTCCTTGAACGTGGCCCATTCCTTGCCGGCCTGCGTCCGCTTCTTGGTGGCCGGCGTTGCAGCCGGCTCGTCCTCGCTTGGCTGGCGATGCCTTGGAACCCATTCGACGACGTTGGCCTTCTCCTGCCCCGCGTCCTTGCCCTTCTGCACAACGTAGGTGCCCGTCTCGCAGTAGACGCGGCACCCGACCAGCTCTTGCTCGTCCCAATCGTCTTGGCCCTTCTGCGGGCCGGGAACGCCGGCACAGTCGGCAATCGCCATCAGCTTTTGAGTCCAGTTGGACGCGACGGTGACGAACACACGCTTTCGAGTGCCGTTCTCGTCGAAGTCCACCCAAATCGACAGGCAATCGCCGCTCGGGTTGCGGGCGTCCACCCGCCATCCCGGTTGCTCAACCACCTTGTTGATCGTTCCCCAGTGGTAGCCCGGCGAAAGCGGGGAGCGGTCAAACTCCTTCGTCTTGACGGGGGCGTCGTCGAAGTTGTCCCAGTGAACTTTCACGATTCGATCTCCGGCTGGTGAGTTTTGTGTCCGACGCGGACCACGCGGGCCGCGTCACCGTTCAGCAACTCCTCGATCTGTGCAGTGGCCTTGCGAAACGACACTTGGCCGTGATCGAACGCATCCACGACGGATCGAATCGACCGCATGACGGTCTGCTCCTGGTCGCGGCGAACCGTCCACGCCGTTTTGTCATGCCACGCCATTCGCAACCTCCTGCGGCTTGAGGGCGTCGGAACGAGCCTCGACGGACGCCTGCAGCTTGACGAGCTGATTAGGGGTCAGCTCTCCTCGGGCCTGGGCGTCGTGCGCGTCGTCGAGGATCTCGTGAAGCTGGTCCTCGGTCGTCGCGGCCTTGACCCGGTCGCCCCACAGCGGTTTCTGCGGCGCCGATTCGATGCCGTCGAACGCTGGCGCGAGCTGGTCGATGGACATTGGCATTTCTGCCGGCAGGCCGTATCGGTTCTTCGCATCAAATGCCGCGCACCGCTCGGCGTACATGACACGCTGCTTGCCCCCGGTGGCCTTCATGCGGCCATCGGCGCCTTCAACCAGCTTGGTTTTGAAGTTGCAGAACACAAGGGCGTCGGACCACTCTTTGAACAGCGGTGCGACCTGCTTCGTCAGCTTCAACTCGTATCGGTCGTATCCGTCGGTCTGGTCCGGCGGTGACGTGCGAACGATCTTGGAGTGCGCAACGAAAACGACGTGGATTCCCTGCCGCACAAGAACGTCGGCAGATGCCAAGAACCGGGCGACGTGCTCCTGGAGCATCACGTAGCCCTTGCCAAATCCAAAATCCTCGATGCTCCGCTTGCCGGACTCTTTCAGCAGCCATTCGACGAGCAGCTTTTCAGCCCAATCCGCGGAATCAACAACCACCGTCTTGAATCCCTGCGAATTGACGGCCAGCTCTTTCATCGCGAGCGTCAGCGTTTGCCAATCGGTGACCACCGACCGTGCGCAATCCAGATGCTTGGTGCCGTCCTCGGTGTCGAGGATCAGCGGAGCAGGGAACTGCGATGCCAGCGTCGATTTTCCGATGCCCTCAGTGCCGAAGAACGCCCACCGTCCGGCCGCCCTTTGACGGCCCCGCGTGATTTTCAGAACGCCGCTCATATCAGCCCCTCCTTTTTGAGAACTGCCGCCGCTTGATCGAGTGCTGCGTCAAGGCACAGCGTGTCAACCGGCTCCTGGTCGTAAGTCCGTTTTCCAACCCTTGTGGCACCGGCCCGCAACACACGGGCGGCACGAAACACTCGAAGCAGATGAACGACGATGTCCGCCTGCTTGGCGTCACGATCCAACGACGCCCTCGTCAGCACGAAACTCATGCAAAACCTCCTTGGGGGGGCGAGGGGATTGGTTCTTCGCGTCGTCGCGGACAATCTCCACGTCACCCGGGGCAGTGAATCCAATCCGCACCTTGTGCGGACGGATCGAGACAACTTCGATTTCGATGTTGTGCTTGGGGATGTAGATTTTCTGCCCGACAAACCTGCTCAGAACTAGCACCGCAGCCTCCTTGCCATCGCCGGCTCGTCCACCGTGATTCGCCGGCACACTTCCGTTCAGCGGCTCCTCTGCCGCACCTTCCCCACCGCATCCGTGCGAGGGGCCTCCTTTGCTCGCAACTGCATGGGCGGCGCGGAACCGCGCCGCTCTTTTCGCAAACGCACTTCATTCAGCCGGTCGAGCGTGTCCGCCGATTCCACCAGCAGCGTTCCAATGCTCTCCCGCAAGCCGTCAAGAACGTCGCGGGCCTCCACGATGGCGTCGTAGATGGCCTCTCGGTCACTCGCGGCCACACGCTCGTCGATGCTCATATCGTCGGCTTGGTCAACAGTCAGACGCACCGATGCGTTCACGCTGTTGAAGGCACGGCCAAATAGCACCCACGCTACGCGGCTGACTTCTGTGACTAGGCGCACTCGCTCATCGCGCGAGCAATCGCCGCCGGGCAGTGCGGTGCCTGCCATCGCCATTTGCAAAGCTGCCTCCGAAGGTGCCGCGTGCGCTGGCGACTCGATTCGTGCAGCCGGAGAAGTGCGGCCCGAATCTCCGCCTGCGTCGGATCGTTGGGCTCGCGGTCGAACTCCGCTTCTCGGTCCAGGTCTGCCTGCGTAATCGTTGCGTTGCCGTCCATGGCGTGCTCCTTTGGAAAGAAGGCGCGCCACAGGCTTGTGCTTGTATGCCATCTGGCGTTCCTTCGCCTCGTGACCCGCCGGCCGCGATGGCCGACGTTGGGGCGGGATATTATTCTGCGGTTCTAAATTATGCAAGCAGAATTTTGTCCGGTTGCACAAAATTCACAAATGCGGATGATTTTGGTTCTAAGTGACCGATAAAACAGCACCGGAGAATCCCATGCCCACCGCTTCCACCGACGTTGTTGATGCCCTGCAAGCGAGCTGCCGCCTTCACTTGACGGCCGTCGAGCACTACACGGGGCTGGCCGCTCACCTTGAGCGGTGGGGCTACACGCTGGGCGAACGCTACCGCGACGATGCGAAAGAAGAGCGCGGGCACCTGCGGGCCGTGATGGAGCGGCTCGAGTTTTTTGACGTGGCCCCGTCGCTCGACCACAAGCTGCCGGCATGGCCGCGGCACGACTACGCGGGCATCCTGGCCGCAAACCTGCTATTGGAAACTGCCGCCGCTGCCGTAGAGCGGGCGAATATCGCGGTCTGCCGAGAGGCGGGTGACGAGCAGAGCGCGCTTGTGTTTGTTGTGCTGCTGGCCGGAAGCGAAAAGTCGATCCTTGAGATCGAGGCCGCGCAAAAGGTCATCTCAGAAATCGGCCTCGATAATTACCTTGCGACGTTTGCGGGTTAGCCGACGAGCCGGTCAACGGGAACGTGCAGGGCCTTGGACAGCTTGACGGCCGTCGAAAGGCTTGGGCTTGATCGGCCTACGAGCAGCTTCCAGAGGCCCGCGTAGGTCACGCCGGCCTCTTTGGCGAGCTGGCGGCGATCCATGCCTCGCTTGGCGGCCAGCGATTCGAGCCGTTTGCCGAAATCGCAAATCTCCGTGCTTCGCGGACGACCGGCCTTCGAGCGTGTCCGGTTGGGGGCGATCATTTGTCCTCCGTGATCTTCCGTGATCCGTACCGATTGCTTGCATTGCCAGCGAACCCCACGTAAGGTGGGTTCGGCGGACGACTACACCCCGCTGGGCTCGAACCAGCAACCTTCGGTTCCGTAGACCGATGCCGCACAGCAACCGTAGGACGTGCCTACTGGAACCGTGCGACGTGTTTACGGAACTGAAGCCATCCCACCATTCGGCGGGTTGGATTTGGATAGGTTTTGCGGGGCATTTGACGGGCCGCCACCCATCAAGAGGATGGCACCACCTACACCGTCCCACGAGGGGGCGCGGCAGGCGTCGGAGGGGTCGCAGGAGTAGCCCCACCGGCACATCAACGACGTGCCACTATGTACGCCAAATCGGGGCCGCAGACGCTTGGAGCGTATGCGGCGAATTACAGTCTTTTGCGAGACGTGCGGCCGGAGACGGTCCGGCAGTATGAGATTACAGCGCGTCTTTACGAGCGTTGGGCGGGTGGACCCGCGCGCCTAGACGAGCTAGACGAGCAGAGTGTTTCGGCCTGGCTGCGCGACTACGCGGCCAGCGGCGTCGAGCCCGAAACGGTCCGCAGCAAAAAGGTTGGTCTGCTGGCGTTGTGGAGGGCGGCCGCGGACGAAGGGCTGTGCGATCCCCCTACGCGCCGCATCCGTTCGGTGAAGTGTGCCTACAAGCCGCCGACGTGCTGGGACGTAAACGAGATCATGCTTTTGTTGGACGCCTGCCGTTCGCTCAAGCGATGGCATCGCACGGGCCTGCGTCGAAGTGCATGGTTCGATTTGGCGATCCGCGTGGCTTGGGACACGGGCCTGCGTCAAGGCGATCAGTGGGCGTTGCCGGTGTCGATGGTGCGGCCGGACGGCACAATCGCGTTGTCGCAGAGCAAGACGGGCAGGGCGGTGATATGCCAGCTCTCGCCTTCGACATTGGCCGCGTTGCGGCGCTCGCTGGAAATTGCTCCCCGGGATTTGCTTACGCCGTGGATGGCTTCGCACGAGACGTTTGACGATCAGTTCAAGCGGCTGGTGGCGAAGGCCGGCATACGGCCGGGCACCTGGAAGTGGGTGCGGCGGGCATCGGCCACCGACGTTGAGATTCAATTGCCGGGGTCGGCGTCCGCGCATCTTGGTCACGTCCCGGGGTCGCGGATTGCGGAAAGGAATTACCTAGATCCAGCGCAGCTTCGCCGCACGGTTGCGACTCCTCGCGAGCTGGTTGTCGCCGCATTTGAAAATGGGGGGGGGGGGGGGG